ACTCTTTCCGACGGACGGAAAATAACGGGAGGGGGTAAGCGACAAGAAAATACGCGAGCAGGATGCGCGCGCAAACGACGCGGGCGCGCGTGTCCCGGGTCATCCGGTTTCCCCAGGCGCGGGGTTATTCTCTCCACCTCCGCCTGGAACGCATGGTGAATCCTCTACCAGCCTGGGCGCGGCTTTTCGGCCGCGCTTGGGGAAACCGGATGACGGAATCCGAGGTGATCAACAGTGGCCAGAGAGGACATGATTCGCGCCGACATGCAGGCCGTCGGCACTTACAACCAGATTTTTGAGCCGACGATCAAGCAGCTGGCCAAGACAGAGCGCGAGCTCAGTCGCGCGGAGAAGGCTTGGAAAAAGGCGGGCGGCCTGATGGTCGCAACTCTGACCAACAAGACTGGCGGCGAGTACACAGCGAAGGACCCGAACTGGACGGTCGTTGAGAATCTTCGTGCGACGGTCACGGGCCTGCGCAACCAGCTGGGACTGACGCCGACCGGCCTGAATAAGGCCCGCAGCAAGCAGACCGTGAGCACGGACCGGTCGAAGATCGAGCAGCTGCTTGACGATGCGCACAACTACGCTGTCGAGCACGCAGCAGAAAACCAGCGCGACGTCGACGCCTACGTCGACAAAGTGCTCAGCGGGGAGATCGTCGCGTGCGAATGGATCGTCCTGGCATGCCGGCGTTATCTCAACGATCTGGCATCCTGCCGATGGGATTTCCGGCCGGAGCCGGCCTGCGAGATCATCGCCATCATCGAGACGACGCTCTGCCACCAGCAGGGTGAGTTCCTGGACGCGAGCCCTTTGCGCGGCACGCCGTTCTACCTGCTGCCCTACCACAAGTTCATCTGCTTCAACATCATGGGGTTTTACCTCAAGGGGACAAACAAACGGCGGTTCAAAGAAGCGCTTGATTTTATCCCGCGAAAAAACGTCAAGACCACGTTCGCCGCCTCGCTGGCTTGGGCGTTGGCCTTGTATGAACGCCGGTCCGGATCCAAGGTCTATGAGGTCGGCGGTGCGCTCAAGCAGGCGCTCGAAGGATTCGACTTCCTGAAATATAACGTCTATCGCCTCGGTGTGACGGTCAAGGAAGATGCAGAGCGCGGCCTGCGTATCACGGACAACAACATGGAGCACTCCATTGTCGGCGATATCGGTGACGGATTCATCTCCGTCAATGCCCTGGCGGCAAATCCCGAGAAGCAGGACTCCTTCAATGCCAACATCGTCATCTGCGATGAGGCGCATGTGTATAAGTCGCCGAAGCAGTTCCAGAAGCTGCGTGATGCGACAAAGGCATACACCAACAAGCTTGTCATCATCATATCTTCCGGCGGCGCGAACGCGCTAGGCTTTCTGGCGCAGCGCGTGGAGTTCTGCAAGAAGATCCTCAACGGCACTATCAAGGATCCGTATGCCGACGAGATCTTCATCTTTATCGCGCAGGCCCCGACCAATGAGAACGGCGACGTCGACCTTCTGGATCCGAAGGCACTGGAGGCCGCAAGTCCCGGTTGGGGCTACAGCATCCGGCCGCAGGATATGATCAACGACGCTGCACAGGCCGAGGCCGACCCGCAGCTGCGCCCTGAATTTTTAAACACCTCGCTTAACATCTTTACGGCTGCGCTGCGTGCCTGGTTCGATATTACCGAGTGGCGCAAGTCCGACGCGAAGTACAACTGGACGCTGGCGCAGCTCGCACGCCTGCCGATCAAATGGTACGGCGGCGCGGATCTCTCCAAGATGCACGACTTGACGGCCTGCTGCCTGTTTGGCCATTACAAGGGTGTCGATATTATCATCCCGCACTGCTGGTTCCCGCGGCCGGCGGCGGAGATCAAGGCAAACAAGGATCAGATCCCGCTGTTCGGCTGGAAAGATGACGGATGGCTTGACATGACCAACGACAAGGTCACGAACTACAGCGACATCGTCCGATGGTTCAAAAAACGCCGCGGCGAGGGCTTCAAGATGCGCCGGATCGGGCACGACCCGAAGTTCTGCCGTGAGTACTTTGTCGAGATGAAAAAGGAGCATTTCCCGGTCAAGGCGCAGATGCAGACCTTTATCCTGAAATCCGAGGGGTTCCGATATCTTGAGAAATCTGCGAAGCAGGGAACGCTCTATTACATGCACGCGGAACCGATGGAATACTGCGTGCAGAACGTAGCCGGCGTCGAGAAGGCCGACGACATGGTGCAGTACCAGAAGATTGAGCCGAATCTGCGCATTGACGTGTTTGATTGCGCGGTCTTCGCAGCCTGCGCTTACCTGAATGATTTGAGCGAGAGCAACAAGGGTGCTGGATGGTATGACAGCGCCAGGGATGAAACGGAGGCTGATGCCGATTGAAAGTGAAACCGCAGCGCCGCAGCGCTGCAAGCGACCAGTCCTGTCTGCAGTGGCTGGTGTCCAATTCTGACACGCTGGCTGTGACGGGATATCATCGGCTGATCGACAGCCCGGATGTCCTGGCGGCGGTCGGAGGGCTGGCGGACATCGTCAGCAACGCGACAATCCAGCTGTTCCGAAATGCGGAAAACGGTGACGTTCGCGTCCGGAACGAACTCAGCCGGTTTGTCGATATCCATCCATGGCGGTATGGCGGTCGGAAAGACTGGGTCGAGTGGATCGTGCAGACAATGCTGCTTTCGCCATGCGGCAGCGCCTTTGTCTTGCCGCAGACGCGGGATGGCCTGCTTGCCGATCTGACGCCGATGCCGGGCGCGACGGCGTCCAGCACGGACGGCGGTGCGACCTACTACGTGACATGGCGCGGCAAGATGTATGACCCTGCAACGGTGCTGCACTTTAAATACAGGCCGGATCCGGATCAGCCGTGGCTTGGCCTTGGCCTTCGGGCGAGCCTGCGGGACGTGACCGGCAATCTCCGGCAGGCGTCCGCCACAAAAAAGGGCTTTATGTCCGACAAGTGGAAGCCGTCTGTCATTGTCAAGGTCGACGGCCTGTCCGAGGAGTTTTCAAGTGAGGCCGGCCGTAAGCGGCTGATGACCGAGTATCTGCAGAACTCCGAGGCCGGTGCGCCGTGGATCATCCCGGCGGATCTGATGGACATTCAGCAGGTCAAGCCGCTGAGTCTTGCAGATCTCGCCCTCAAGGATGGCGTTGAGCTGGACAAACGTGAGGTCGCGGCAATTGTCGGCGTGACGCCGTATATGCTGGGTGTCGGCAGCTACTCCGACGCCGATCACAACCACATGATCCGGACGACGGCAACATCCATCGCGAACATTATCTGCTCGGAGCTGACACGCAAGCTTCTGCTGTCCCCGGACTGGTATTTTAAAATGTCTGTCCGCCGACTGTACAGCTACACGCTCAAGGATCTGGCCGACGTCTCCAGCTCTCTATATGTTCGCGGGCTCATGCGCGGCAACGAATGCCGCGACTGGTTGGACCTGTCTCCCGTTGATGGTTTGGATGAGCTTGTTATTCTTGAGAACTATATCCCGGCTAACATGATTGGCCAGCAGAAAAAATTGAAGCAAGGAGGCGAAGGCAATGGCGAATGAGCGCACTGCACGCCAGATCCGCAGCTGCTCGCAGCAGTTTACAACCCGCGAATCGGCTGACGATCTCTATATTGAGGGCTACTTTGCCGTCTTTAACTCGGAGTATCCACTCTGGGAGGGCGCAAGCGAGATCGTCAAGCCCGGCGCTTTTGACGCCAGCATTTCCGGCGATGTCCGCGCCCTTATCAACCACAACACCACGCTTGTGCTCGGCCGCACGAAGTCCGGCACACTGACGCTGCGGCAGGATACCCGCGGCCTGTGGGGATCTGTCAAGGTCAACCGGCAGGACAGCGCGGCGATGGATCTGTACGCGCGGGTCCAGCGCGGCGACGTCGATCAGTGCAGCTTTGGCTTTGAAATTAAGCGCGAGACCTTTGTTGATCTTGGCGGCGGCAAGTATCGTTGGGAGATTGAGGAGGTAGACCCGCTGTACGAGGTAAGCGTCTGCACATTCCCGGCGTACACCGAAACGAGTGTGTCGGCCCGCAAGCATGATCTGGAGGAAATCAACCGGCGTCGCTGCGAAGCATGGCGCGCGTCGGCAAGAAAGAAACTTGGAGGTAACAATGGCACTTAAAATCCTGAGACGCCAGCAGGATCTGCGCAGCATGCAGGCGCAGATGGAAACGCTGGTCAGTGAGCGCGACAGCTTCGCGGCCCGTGAGCATGAGCTTGAGGCGGATATCGCCGCCGCGCAGACCGAAGAGGACCGCGCCGCTGTCGACGCCGCAATCGACGAATTTGAGAATCAGCGAAACGCAAACGTCGTGGCCATCGCAGAACTGCAGGCCCGCATTGACGCAACAACCGAAGAAATCCGCAGCCTTGAGGCTGCCCAGACGCCGCCTCCGGCGGCAGGCCAGCCGGCAGCACCGGCGGAAGAAAGGAGTAATAACACCATGCCCATGACCAACCCCGAGCGCCGTTGGCTCGGCCTGACCTACCAGGAGCGTGACGCTCTTCTGCAGGCTCCCGAGACCCGCGATTTCCTGTCCAACATCCGCGCGCTTCGCGCGTCGCAGCGCAGCGTCAGCGGCGCAGAACTCGGTATTCCCGACAACCTGCTGCCCATCCTGCGCGACCTGACCTATCAGTCGTCCCGCGTCCTGCCGTACATTTCCGTGATGACAGTTGGCGGCACCAGCCGTCAGAACATCGCAGGTGTCGCTCCGGAAGCCATCTGGACGGAAATGGACGCCGCCATGAATGAGCTGGATATCAACTTCTACCAGCTGACCATGGACGGCTTTATGGTCGGCGGCTACATCGCCCTGCCGAACTATGTGCTGTCCGACGACACGGACCTTGCCCTGCTGACCACCATCATGCAGTATTTGGCCGCGTCCAACGCAAAGGCACTGGATAAGTCCTGCATCTACGGCACCGGCACCAAGATGCCCGTCGGTATCATTACCCGTCTGGCCGCATCTTCTAAGCCGGAGTGGTGGGGCGCAAATCAGGGTGCGTTTACCGATCTGCACGAGAGCCACATCCTCAAGCTGGATCTCGGCGCAAAGTACGGCGAAGAATTTTTCCAGAAGCTCTGCGAGGCGACCGGCGTCCCGTCCCCGAACTACTCGGACGGCCGGGCTGTGTGGTTCTGCAACCGCAAGACGCACCTCGACATCGTGGCGCGCAGCCTGAACTTTAACTCGGCCGCCGCTCTGGTCGCCGGTGTCAGCGACACGATGCCCGTCATCGGCGGCACGTTTGTTGAGCTTGATTTCATGCAGGACTATGACGTCTGCGGCGGCTTCGGCTCGCTGTACAGTCTGGCCCAGCGTGAGGGCATGGTCATTGATTCCAACGCGAGTGTCAAGTGGCTCCAGAACATGACCTGCTTCAAGGGCCTTGCCCGCTACGACGGCAAGCCGGCGATCGGCGAAGCGTTCGTGCTGTTCAACTACAAAAATACCGCGCCGAAGACGACTGCCACGTTCGGCGTCGACTACGCCAACGAAGGGCTTGGCACCCTGATCGTCACGACGGCGGCCGGGGCGTCCGGCAAGACGACCGTTACGGTCGCAGGCAATGCCAGCGCGAACAAGCTCCGCTATAAGCTCGCAGGCGCTCCGCTGTCGGTCGAGGCCGGTGAGAAGCTGGATGCCAGCTGGACGGCAATGACCTCCGGCGCTTCGGTCGCGGCCGCGACCGGGAACGTCATCACGGTCGTCGAGATCGACGCCAGCGGCAAGGCTGTCAAGCTCGGCTCTGCGACCTGCACGGCCGGCGCGTAAGGAAGGAGGCGGCCTGATTGTCTGAGCCTTGTGCGAACACGTCGCAGCAGCTTGACCTGCTTTGCGTGGATCTCGGCCTGATGCGGATCAGTGACGATCAGGCCGCATATCTGGGCAACCTGCTTGCGCAGGCTGCCCGATACATCGAAACCAAAGGTATTACGCTTGATCCCGCGAGCGATGAGGATAACGGCCTCATCGCCCGCGTCGCCGCATGGATGTACCGCAGCCGCGCCACGACCGCGGACACTCCGCTGCCGTCCGGCCTCAAATCGTATCTGCACGATAAGCTGCTGCAGCAGAAGATGCGGGAGGTGACGCCATGATCTATGATCAGATCCTCGACGTCCACGACCTGCGCCCCGGCTCGTCTCCTCTGCTGGCAAAGCTCGGCCCCGGCACGCCGTACTATTATGCCGAGCAGGAGGTTTATGCCTCGCGCTACTACGCCGGAAAGCAGGCCAACAGCAAGATCGTCAAGCTTGTCTGCGTCCCGCGCAGCATGGATGAGCCGCCGATCACTTCCGACCAGTATGTCAGCCTGACGGGCTACGAGGGCCGCCACATCTACAAGATCGATCAGGCGCAGTATGGATATGATGACAACGGTCTGCCGTGTACAACGCTGAGCCTGACCGAGCCGGAGGGAAAAAATGAGCTATTCGAGGATTGAGTCCATTTTGGACACTGCCGTCCCGGATGGCGTTAATGTCTATAAGGTCCAGGCAAGTCCGAGTGAGGAGCGCTATGTCGTCTGGACTCCGACCGGCACGCGGTCGGAGCGGGCAGAGGGCGCGCCGATCTGCACAGTCAAGCTTGGCGTCGTCACAGTGGCCACGCAGACGGAAAACGATCCGCTTCCGGCGCAGATCATTGCGGCGCTCATTGCCAGCCGTGTTGCGGTCGGGCAGGATGAGCAGAGTTTTGATGAGTCGACTATGACGTACTACACGGATATCCCATTTGAGGTGATCTGAAATGGCGGAGTTTGAAGCCGAAGTAAAGGCGCAGGACATCATCAGGGAACTCAAGGCAGACAGACTTTTCACTGATGAGAATCTGAAAACGATCCTGTCTGCCGGTGCGGATACGGTGCTGGCCAGTGTAAAATCTGCTTATGTTGCTGCCGGCCACAATCGCCGGACCGGAGAAACTTTTCGGCACATCGTCCGGCCCAATACGGTCAAGCGCGACAAGCAGGATATCCCGTATATGGTCGTCACGCTGCGCGGGAAGGATAAACGGCAGCAGCCGTATAACGTCAAGGGCTTTGTTCTCAATTACGGCCGCAAGGCGCATCGGGCGTGGAAGCGCAGGGGCGGCGCGATCAAGGCGGACTATTACTGGACGCAAGCGGTCAAGGCTGCGCGCGACGCCTCGAACGAGGCTATGCGCAAAGAAGCTTTGAAGATTTTGAACAAATAAGGAGGGGCTTATGCCTGCATATGATCTGCGGTACATTCAGGCCGCAAAATATACCAAGTCCGATTCTGACAACACTGTGACCTACAGTGATGTCACAAAGGTCGGCGACGCCATGACGGCAAACTTCGAGCTGCGCAACGCCGAAGGTCGCCTGTATGCCGAAAGTTCCCTTGCTGAGTATATGCGCAAGGCGACCGGCGGCACGATCTCGCTCGGCGTCAAATATATCACCGAGGCCGCACAGGTGCTGCTGTACAAGGCCGTCAAGACGACCAGATCCGTCAAGACAAAATCTATCAGCGTGATCCGGTACGGCAAGACATCCACCAGCCAGTACGTCGGTGTCTCGTTCTACGCGCCCGACATGATCGACGGCGTGGAGAAGTTTACCTGCATCTTTATCGGCCGCGCGCTCTTCGGCCCGCCCAGCCACACCTACCAGACCCTCGGCGAAAACATCACGTTCAACACGCCGGTGACGTCGGGTGAATTCCTTGTCGATGCACTTGACAATCTTGTCGAGATTGCCACCTGCGACTCCGAAGAGGATGCCAAAGCATACTGCGATGCTGTCCTCGGCAAGACTGCATAAGGAGGCCGGTCATGTACCTACAGCCGAAACCCCTGCCGTTTGAGTACGACGGGAAAATCTATCAGCTTTACGTCAACATGAACGTCCTGGCAGACCTGCAGGAACTGCACGGCGGTACGCTCGACCCGCTGCTGTCCCGGAAGCGGACCATGAAAAACATCTTTGAGACAGTGGCCGCCGCCATGAATGAGTACGCCTACGACCAGGGCTGGCCGGAGCGTTTCACGAGCCGCGATGTCGGCAAGATGATGACGGCCAAGCGCTTCGGTGAGATCGCAGACAGAATCATTGAAATGACCTTTCAGGCGATCTATGAACCGGACACGGAGCGTCCGGGCGAAGCTCAGCCGGCCGGGAACCAGTCGGAGGAATCCGACGAAAAAAAAGAACAGACCACGCAGCCGAACCCTACAGCATCCGATTCGCGTGGTACCTAAACATTTGGATCAACGTCCTGCACAACGATGAGGCTGTATTTTGGAGGACGATGACGCCGGCGCGGTGCATGGCAATCTATCGGGAATACTTTTCCCTTGCCACGCCGCGCCGGTCTGCATCTCAGGCAATGCCAGGCGGCAGATATGTCGATCTGGATCAGCCGTCCGGCTTGTCGTTGCACGACTATCTTGTATCAGGGGGGCTTTAAATGGCTGACGCCACCATTAGCACAAAAATCAAACTGGACGGCGAAGCCGAGTACAAACAGCGGGTCTCCGAGATCAATGCCGCGCTTGGAACGCTGGACAGCAAGATCAAACTGCTTAACACAACCTATTCCGAAAACGAAAACAGCATCAAGGGCCTGACGGAGATCAACGAGGTTCTGAACCAAAAGATCCTGACGCAGCGCGAGAAGGTCGAGCAGCTACAGGAGATGCTGCAGAAGTCTGCTAAGGCCTATGGTATATCCGACACAACGACCCAAAAATACCAGCAGCAGCTGAATAACGCCGAGGCCGCTCTTGTGAAAATGGAGCGTGCATTGGCTGATAATACATCTAAGCTGGAGGCGGCCGGCGGTGCTGCCGACAATTTTTCGGATGGACTGAAGGATCTAGCCGAGCGAACCGGAGAATTGGAACAAAGCCTGAACGGAGACAAGGAACAGAAATATAAAGAATCGGTCGACAGGGTCAGCGCCAGCATTGAGGTACTGGATGCGGAAATGCAGAAAGTCGCGGCAAAATACGCGGATGATGCTGAATCAGCGGCATTGGCTGCAGCAAAGACGGAGCTTCTGACACAAAAGATCAGTTTGCAGTATGACAAGATCGATCTTTTGAGTGCAGGCCTTGACGAAGCTGCGGAGAAATACGGATTCGGTTCTGTAGAAACAAGTAAATGGCAGAAAGCCCTTTATAATGCGGAAACAGAGCTTTACAAACTGAACGGCCAGCTGAAAAGCAACACCGAGCAGGTGGAGGACACCACCGATGCAACTGAGGAGGCCGAGCAGAGCATGGGCAACCTCGGAGACGTGGTGAACGGCCTGACGTCCAAGCTCGGCATCCAGCTGCCGGACAGCATGAAGCAGTCCATGAACGCCATGGGCAGCCTCGACGCCTCGTCGCTGGCGCTGGCGGGCGGCTTTGCCGCTGTTGCCGCGGCGATTGTCAAGGCTGAAAAGGCACTGATCTCTATGACGAAGGAAGCCGCCTCAAACGCCGACGATCTGCTGACGCTGGCCTCCGTGACCGGCACGACAACCGACTCCGTGCAGGAGCTCAACTACATGGCCGACCTCACGGACGTCTCCTTTGACCGCATCAAGGACAGCCTCAAAGAGACCACCAACAAAATGCAGGAGGCCGCGACCGGCACCGGCGACGCCTATGAGGCGTACAAGCAGCTGCGCGTCGAGATCACCAACGCCGACGGCAGCCTCCGCAGCGCGCAGGCCGTTTTTCTTGACACCATCGACGCGCTCGGCGACATGAAGAACCAGACCGAGCGGGACGCGCTGGCCATGGACCTCATGTCCGAGTCCGCGCAGGAGCTCAATCCGCTCATCGACCTCGGCGTTGAGAAAATGCGGGCTTACGCGCAGGAAGCGCATGATATGGGCTATGTCCTTGACAACGACGCGCTCAAATCCCTGCAGGGCGTCGACGACGCCTACGCCCGCCTACAGAACACGCAGGAAGGCGTCAAGAATCAGCTTTCCGCTGAGTTCGCCCCGTACCTGGAAGAATTCTACGGAGATGTCACCAACGGCATCAAGTATATCGGCGATGTACTGCAGCAGTCAGGGCTGGTCGACTCCTTCGGCATGCTGCTCGAGACGGCGGGCGAGATCATCAATCCGATGGATACCCTGTCCAATGACAAGGTCCCGGCTCTGACGAAGGCGCTGCGCCCGCTGTCGGAGGTCATGGCAGCCATTGCCGACGCCGGGGACTTCCTGTCCGGGCTGCTGACGCTCGATTTCAACAAGATGGGCACAGCGCTTGGCCTGAACTACAGCAAGGGCCAGATGTCGAACTTCCAGCGCCTGAACACCAAGTGGATGCAGCAGGACACCAACCGGACCACCGCCGCCAACGGCTACGGCAGCTACTTCGACACCGACACCGGCAAAGCCTACGGCAACATGGAGGCCTACGCCAACGCGCAGTATGAATCGCTCGTTCGCTCGGGTGACAGCTCCGTGCTCGGAAAGTCGCAGGATCTCTGGGTGCAGGAATATATCAAAAAGCTTCGCGGCAACGCCGCCGGCACGGACAACTGGTCTGGCGGCTGGACGCGGGTCAACGAGAACGGCCTCGAGCGGATCTATCTCCCCTCCGGCTCGCGCATCCAGACGGCCAGCGAAACGCGCTACACCTCCGGCGATACCTACAACACCACCGTCTACGTCGACCACGTCGAAGACCTCGACACCATCCTCCGCATCGCCAAAAACGCACGCATCACAACCAGAATGGGGGCGAAGTAAATGCCGACGTTTACAGTGCAGGCAAGCGGCTCGACAGCAGTCGCGAAGAACCACCCGAACACAAACTATTCGGATCTTACACAGTACAAATTCTTCGTAGAGCCGTTTACAGGAGACGCGGGAAACATTAAGCGAGGGGATAACGTATATATCAACTTCCCTGTGCCGGGCGACGCATACAAGTTCAAACGGGTAACAAAAGTAACGCTTGCATTTTATGCACAGCCAACAGCAGAAAGCGACGCTACATACAAGGGGATTTGGACATATGTAAATGCGTTGGCGAGTCAATTTGATGCGGATGCAATGACATATGCGACAAGGCCTGAGATATACCAGACCTTCACAGGGATCTCGGAGCAAGCAAACGGAAACTGGACGGCTCTGAATGAAATCATACAGCTAAATGCAGTTTTTGACCTGAAAAATTACAAATCAAAAAAAGAAGAACTGCAGCAAGGAATAAGAAATGGCTTTGTGGTCGCGCTTCGAGGAGGAGAATCAGGGACAAGCGAGGCGATCATATTCGGCGCAAAGTCAACACGGAAGCCATCGCTGGTGTGCGAGTATTCGGACGACACTGTAGGGATAACAGCGGATGGGTTTGCTCCGACAGCCGGCGCTTTTGTGAACAGATTTGAAAAAAATATGTTTACATGGCGCTGTGACGATGACACAGCCGACTCACAGGTCTGCTTCGCAGAGATAAAGCAAACCTCCGCAGTTTTCGAGTGGCGCGTAAAAAATGCGAGCACCTCAAAGACAATCAGCGTCTCCGGCGCGACGACCTCTTGCACGGTCCCGGCAAACACATTCCCGTCCGGGACGATCGAGTGGCGCGTAAAGGTGACGGCGAACAGCGGAACGACAACAACGTCTGCATGGCAGGAGATCACGACCACGGACGTCACCCCGACGGCCAAGCCTGTTTCCCCATCCGGCATCGTCATCGACGCGACAATCGTCAACCGCTTTTCGTGGCAGCACATCATTTCCACCGGCACGCCGCAGAGCAAGGCCGACCTGCAGTGGTCCGCCGACGGCACGACCTGGAACACGCTCGCGACCGTCACCGGCGAAAATCAGTACTACGACGTGCCCGCGAACACCTTTACGAGCGGGACGAAATACTGGCGCGTGCGAACCTACAACACCGACGGCACGGCCTCGGCGTGGAGCGAAAAGGCCGAGTTTATCGCCATCAACGCCCCATCGGCCCCGTCCATCGTCATCCAGTCCACCGGCCCGCGCCCGCGCATCACCTGGCAGACCTCTGAGCAGGAGGCCTATCAGTTGACGCTCTCGAGCGGCTACGCCTCCGGCACGGTCTACGGCACGGAAAAGACATGGCGCTCGCCGGTCTATCTCGCTGACGGCAGCTACACCGTCCGCGTCCGCGTGCAGAACAAGTACGGCATGTGGTCCGAGTGGAGCGCAGCCGCGCTCCCCGTTTCGCACACCGAGGGCGAGGCGATCACACTGTCGGTCGATGCGGCCCACGAGGCCGCGCTGACCTGGCAGACCGCAGGCAGCTATGATTTTTATCTGATCGAGCGGGACGGCGTGGCCATCGCCCGCACCGTCCAAAAGCAGTACATCGACCACACCAGCATCGGCAGCGTGACCTACCGCGTCCGCGGCTGCTACGACGAAAGCGACAACTACGGCGTGTCCAATTCCGACACCGCCGAGATCCTGCCCGAGACCAACATGATCTGCGACCTCGAGACCGGCGTATGGCTCGAGATGCGCCTGTCCGAAACGCAGCTGCGCACCAACCGCACCAGCTTCTCGGCCGGGGTCTCGACCGTCCATCTGGCGGGCCTTGCCTATCCCATCGAGGAGCGCAGCGAGCAGCGCGACCGCGCCCTGTCCGTCGCCTGCGCCTGGCCGCACGCGCAGCGGGCCGCCGCTATCGCGCTGGAAGCCCTTGTCGGCCGCCTCGTCTGCCTCAAAGACCGATACGGAAACATGGTCATCGGCTCGCTCCCGTCGCTCGAGAGCAACTGCGACGAGTTCATGCGCCGCTATTCCTTCACCATCTCGCACACGAACCGGGAGGAGGCGATCACCCTTGACCCGTGACGTCCGCTTCCGCGTAGACGTGCTCAGAAACGGCGCGCCCATCACCCACCTCCAATGGGACACCGGCAGCGCCCCGCAGATCATCGCCAGCCGCGACGCGACGATCCACACCAGCATCAAGGGCACCTTCCTCGTCAACGACGCGGTCGACTACCTCTCCGACGAGCTCCAGCCTGTCATGACCATCGACGGGCAGGAGACGCCCCTCGGTATCTATCAGGCCGCGACCCCGAGCATCAAGGGCGCGGCCGGTCAGAAGCGCGTCGAGGTCGAGGCCTACGACCGCTGCTGGCGCGTCTACAGCAACCGCACCGAGACCATCCTGCACCTGTCCGCCGGTGCGTCCTATCTCACCGAGATCCGCAAGCTGCTCACCGCCTGCGGCGTCGCGCTCGTCATTGCGACGCCGTCGGACGCGACGCTGCAGACCGACCGCGAGGACTGGGATGTCGGCACGAGCTACCTGACCATCGTCAACGACCTGCTGGCCGAGATCAACTACAACAGCCTCTGGTTCGACGCCTCTGGCGTCGCCCGTCTCGAGCCCTATCAGGAGCCGAGCGCGCAGAACATCGACTGGTCCTACGGCACGACGGACCTCTTCCTTCCGGACCGGCATCCGGGGCCGAACTTCTCAGATGAGGAAGACATATTCGACGCGCCGAACGTCTTTATCTGCGTCTGCTCCAACCCGGATCTGGAGAAGCCCATGGCCGCAACGGCCGTTAACGACAATCCGCAGTCGCGCAAGTCCACCTTCCGGCGGAACATGCGCATCGCCTCGCTCATCAAAGTCGACAACATCGCCTCGCAGGAGGAGCTGCAGGCCTACGCCGACCGCATGCGCAACGAGTCGCTCCTGTCCGCCCGGGCCATCACGTTTTATACCCTCAATGACCCCGGCCACGGCATCGGTGACGTCCTCGCGCTCACGCACGACGACATCGGCGGCATTTACCTAGAGACCGGCTGGCAGATGCAGCTGTCAGCCGGAAGCCTGATGACACACTCTGCAAAAAGGACGGTGATTGCGTAAATGGAAGGCGTAGACAGCCTGTACACCGAAGAACCCGAAGAGAAGCAGACCGAAGAACAGCAGCAGCCATTCCAGCTGGCCGTCATTGCGACGGTCGAGGAAGACGGCCTGACCCTCACGCCTGACGGCGCGGAGGAGCCGACCGAGAAGCATTTTAAATGCAACACCGGCATCAACTTCGCCGCCGGACAGCGCGTGGCCGTCCTAGAGCTGTCCGGCAGCAAGGTCGTCATGTTCCCGATCGGCAACCCCGGCGCGGACGCGCCGGCGAAGATCCCAACCGGCGGTACGGCCGGGCAGGTGCTCAAAAAATCGTCCGACAACGACTACGCGCTCACATGGGGCAGCATTACCGGCCTCCTGCCGACCGGAGGAACGAGCGGACAGATCCTCAAAAAGTCAGGAAATGCCGACTACGCCGTCGAATGGGGCGACATCAACGGTGCTCTGCCGCCCGGCGGAACGACGGGACAGGTGCTCAAAAAATCCAGCGCCACCGACTACGCCGTCACCTGGGGCAGCCCCGACGGCCTCCTGCCGACCGGCGGCACCGATGGTCAGGTCCTGCTCAAAAACGGCGCGAGCAACTACGCCGCCAAGTGGGGCAGCATCACCGGCGCGCTCCCGACCGGCGGAACATCCGGTCAGGTGCTGAAAAAATCCAGCGCCACCAACTACGCTTGCACGTGGGGCAACGTCGACGGCACGCTTCCGAGCGGCGGCACCGACGGCCAGGTGCTCCTGAAAAACGGATCGACGGCCTACGCCGCGAAGTGGGGCACGGTATCCGCCGCAGGACTCAAGAGCGGATACAATTCGCTGGAGCTGAAAACAAAAACCCTGACGCCGTCCTCGAACGGCTTTGAGATAGGGACATCGAGCTATCCCGTGACAGTCAGGGGAGACGAAATCGTGCTGTATTACAGTTCATACCGCTACTGCACCCTTGCGTGCAACTCATCCGGGAAGCTGACCGTCAACGGCACAGCCATCAACTAAGGAGGGCATCATGAAATTATACGACATCGCGCTCGCGGCAAAGCCACTGCAAAAGCTCATCGAACAGGACCTGCCGCTCCGGCAGGCCTATCAGCTCGCCATGCTGGCGACCAGGCTCAACCCAACACTCGAATTCTACGGAAACCAGCTCATGAGCGGGCGGCCGCAGGCGGAGCTGAACGAGCTGGACGCCGACGCGCTCCCCGAGCTGCCGCACATCACGCTTCCGCTCGACCTCGATATCCGGCTTTCCGCCGGGGATATCAAGTGCCTTGAGCCGTTTGTGACCTTCGAAGGAGCTGATAACGCATGATCACCATCCACTGCTCCCGCGCGTGCGCGCATCTGGCGTCGCCGCCGGAGCTTTTGACGGCGGGAATGAGCAAAGCCGTGACGGTGCAGTTCGTCTTCTCGCCCGAGTGGGACGGGCTGACGAAGACCGCCGTCTTCTCAAACGGCAAGACCACCGTCGACGTTCTGGCGGCGAACTGGGACGGGGATACCGTTCCCGTCCCGCACGAAGTTCTCGCCGTCCCGGGCCGCCACGCCCGCGTGGGCGTCTATGGCGCGGACGAAAGCGGCGTCGTCCTGCCGACCGTCTGGGTGAGCCTCGGCAAGGTCCAGCCCGGCGCGGATCCGTCCGGCGACGCCTCGGCCGACCCGGCCCTGCCTGTCTGGGCGCAGCTGCAGAAGCAGATCGGCGATCTGGACGACCTCAAGACCTACAACAAGGGCAACCTCGTCGACGCCATCAACGAGGCCCGCAACTCCGGCGGCGGCTCTGGTGGCGGGGGCATCCAGTCGGCACAGATCGACGCGATCCTCGTGATGACAAAATCAGAATATGACGCGCTGGACAAAAAGGACGCGCGGACACTGTATCTGTTGGAGGGGTAACATGCTGGCAGTTGGACTCAAACGCATTCTGGAGCTGTTCATCGGCTCCATGGGCATCAAATCCGCCCACCTGGGCACGAAAACCATCTACGAAAGACCGGGCGGATTTTTGTACATTGAACTCACAAGCGAAGAAAGGGGATAAATCCAGATGGCAAGTTTTTTTAATCTGACACTTGATACGCTGGCACCTGCCGGCCTATCGCTGATCCTGAACGACGGTGCACAGTACGCGACCAGCGCGACCGTCACGGCGAAGATCTCTGTCTCCGACGAGACAACGACGGGCTACCAGATGAAGATCTGGGGCACGAAGACGGCGGAGACCGAGGCGGAAGCGTCGTGGGAGACATTCGCCACGACAAAATCCATCACGCTGCCCGACGGCGACGGCCTCAAGACGATCTATGTCAAGATGCGCGACGACGTCGGCAACGAAACGGCCGCAGTCAGCGACACGATCACGCTCAACACGTCGATTCCTGCCGTGACCATCACCGGCCCCGACAAGAGCAGGATCTCGAAGGTCACGGGCTACGATGCAGCGGCGTTCTCCTTCGTCTGCGACGTGGACTTTGAGGAATACACCATTCGCGTCGTCCCGGCGACGAGCAGCCTGCACACGGCGGGCACGCAGATCCCGACGACGGGCGGCTCCACCAACGTCAGCGGCACGGAGGGAGGCTACAAGAAGAACACCGCCATCAACGTCACTGTCAAGGGCGCGGACCTCGAGGCAGCGTCTTCCGGCGACGGCACGAAGATCGTCAAGGTCTTCGTCAAGAACGCCGCCGGGACCTGGAGTGCCGCCTGATGGCCGCGCCGCAGCTGACATTCTCCATCACGGGCAACAAGATCTCGGCGGTCTCGGGGTTCGACTCGATCACCGTTTCCTTCTCGTCGGACATCGCCTACACGGCCTTCGAGTGCCGCGCGACGAAGTCCGGCGAGGATTGGGGCCGCGGGAAGGGCGCTTTGATCGCGTCCTTCTCCCAGACCCCGGCGGGCACGCAGCGCACCTTTGAGGTTTACGACGATTTTCTGCTTTCCGGTGATGGGGAATACCGCATTTCGTTGTTCGCGCAGGGCGCGGACGGCAGCTGGAACGACAACTACGGCTTTATCCCGCTTGGAGAGTCGCAGGCGCTGAAGACCGCGGACGGCGAGGATTTTCTGTGTATGAAGGAGTGATCGTATGGCTTACAACAGCCAGTTTACCGGCGCGCAGATCGACGAGGCTATCGCCGACGTGCGCAGCAACAAAGACGCGTGGAACGGAAAGCAAGATGTGATCCTCGCCTCCGGCGCTTCCGTCGGGGACCTGATCAAGGTCAAGGCGGTGGACGCCAGAGGGAAGCCGACGGCCTGGGCGGTGGCCGTGGCGGGCACGGACTATATGAAGACCGGCAACATCACCAAGCAGACGCTCGTAGCCTCGGAGACCACGCCGACCGAGAACTACGCCATCAACTGGCAGTATGAGTGAGGAGGCCCCATGGCGCACAAGACATTGATCTCCGGCACGGCCTATTCCGTGACGGGTGGCCGGGATCTGATCGGCGGCACAGGCTACGGATGCAAAGCCGGGAAGAACCTCATCGGCGGGACGGCGTTCACCGTACCGTTTTCGAAGGGCATTCCCCTGAACACCATCACCCCCGGCGCGATCCTGTACCTGAATGAATCCGGCAGCCCCGTGCCGTTTTATATTGCGAAGCACGACTACGAGAGCGGACTTAACGGCGCAGGGCGCACGCTGATTGTGCGCAAGGAATGCTACGAACGAATTGTGTTCTCCCAGTGGAGCACCTCCAACCTATTCCCAACATCCACTGTATCCGATTTCCTCGCGGATACATGGTTCGGGCTGTTGGACTCTGCCATTCAAGGCGCGGCAGGGCAAACAAAAATTTACTGCTACATCGATGAATATCAAACGAGGAGAGAATTAACGAAAAATGCGTTTATACTGTCCATAGGTGAGCTGAAGAGCGGAGGCGGAGATGGGACTCCATTGGACCAGACGGTGCGTAGCCTGCTTGCTGTCGCAAAACTAAATGGATCTAATATTCATCAATGGACCAGAACCCCAAAAGAATATTCAAGTACAGACGTGTACGTGTTGGATACCGCCGGGAATGTCACCGAACAGTACTGTGGAAACGGGAACGGCGTCCGCCCCGCCTTCACCCTTCCCGCCACCACCGCCGTCATTGCCAACCCCGACGGCACCTACACCCTTGCAGCATAAAGGAGGACCCACATGGGCACACACCACATTTTGAAAGACGGCACATCCTACGCCATCAAACACTTACAACAGCAAAACGGAAGGAACGTGGTATGCGGGTTTCAACGGAAACTGGACGCAAGAAGCGTTCCGGACAGTGACCGTTGACGAGCCACCAGCAGGAGCACTATTAGCATGGCTGCAGGCCAATGCCGTGCAGCAATAGACAGGAGGAACTTATGGACACCTGGTACATCACCATCGGAGGGCAGGAGATCGAGACGCGGCCGGCCGCCGGCCGCATGCGCGACGCCGACTGGGGCGGGCGCGAGAGCCGCGCCGTCACCATCGAAAAGAGCGCGGTTGCAGACCCGCTGGCGCTGTTCTGCGACGGCGCCGTCTGGGGCATGATCCACCGCTACACCACGGCCGTCCCTGTGCTGGACGCAGAGGGCAACGTCCAGATGAACGAGGACGGAACCGTCAAGTCGACGACCGAGACCGCCGAGGACCGCTACATGGACGACTACGCGGATTTCATCCTCGCCGGTCCCGTCACCGACAACCGCGACGGCACCATCACCGTCAAAATGGGCAAGCCCATGCCCCTAGAGCGGGCAGAGGCCGAAAAAGCCGCCGCCCAGCACACTGCCGCCACCCTCATGGGCATGCCCGTCTATACCGCCATCGGCGAGGAAAGGGCGAAGGACCTGCGCTACGCCATCGAGACGGCTGCTGCCTCTCTCGACGATAAGACCGCGTCCGAGGCCCCGGAGCTGTTCCCGCAGCTGACGGGGGACGGCAGTCTCGTCAAGTCCGGTACGCGCATATGCTGGCAGGGCGGCATCAAGCGCGCCGCCGTCGACCTCTGGGACACGGCAGAAAATACGCCGGACGCCGCCAAGAACCTCTGGGAGGATATCCAGTACAAGCAGGGCTACCGCCTCATCCCCGAGACCATCACCGCCGGCCTTGCCTTCTCCAAAGGCGAAAAAGGCTGGTGGAAGGACGAGCTCTACGAATCCCTGCTCGCCGCCAACGTCTGGACGCCCGCCGTTAACCCCGACGGCTGGAAGAAAATCACGTAAAGGAGAAAACGGAAATGGATTTGCAGGATCTGAACGTTGCCGTCGCGGAGATCCGCGGCAATGTCGACCGGAACACCGGCCGGATCAAGGATCTCGAGAAGAAGAACGACGCTGTGACCAAGCTGGCCGAGGCCGTCGCCGTCATGGCCGAGCACATGAAGACGCTCGACGACAAGATCGACGGCATGCAGACGAGCGTCAACAACCTCACCGCCCGCCCGGGTAAGAACTGGGACGCGCTGGTCAAGATCGCCCTGACCGCGCTCGTCACCGGCGTCATCGGCTGGGTGCTGGGTAAAATTCTGTAACACACGCCGCGAGGCGCGAAATTTGAAAGGAGAAAAATACTTATGAACGCAAAATGGTGGAAAGCCGCGGGCATCCGCGCACTGAAAACGGTATGCCAGACGGCAGTCGCAACTATCGGCACGAGCGCGATCCTGTCCGAAGTCAACTGGATCGCCGTTGCCTCCGCCTCGGCGCTGGCGGGCATCCTGTCTTTGCTTACGAGCGTCGCGGGCCTGCCGGAGGTCAAGGAAGAATGACCATCGACAGCAGCATCCGAGCGAAGTGGCACGGCGGAAAGCGCAAGCTCTCCGCCATCACCGCCATCGTCATGCACTACACGGCGAACACGGGCCAGATGGCGACGGCAAAAGGCAATGCCCGCTATTTTGAGGGCGGCAGCGAGGGCCGCAAGGCCTCGGCCCATTACGTCGTCGACGAGGGCGAGACGGCTTATGAGTGCGTGCCGCTGGATACCGTAGCCTGGTCCGTCGGAGACGGGAACAAAGGTCCATATGGCAAGCTCGTCAACAACTACAACTCGGTATCGATCGAGATGGTCAGCCACACAGATCGGAAGAGCACACG